GCTGGAAAAGAGGAAGTTGATACTGAAACGGACCCACCAACTATTAAAGCAACTGCGGTATTCTTTCCTGCGTTAATTCATGAACTAATTAAAGGTGTGATGGAGGTTATGGGAACTAAGGGGTTACCTGACGATCCACGTGCGGCTGAAATGGTTATGAATTCAACAGACACATTACCATCTGAGATATGGGATTTAAGATTAGGTCCCGTTATTTGGGAGAAATTCAGAGAGTCATATCCTGAAAAAATTATGGGTGAGGAATTAAGACACATTCAGAATTACCTATTCTCAAGATTCTCATCTTTAGATAATGACGAGTTTTTTAAAGTTGCAAGAGAAATATTAAAAGGGTCTGATTTAGGGAAACAAATATTAAGTAACATGGTTGACCAAATCATCACTGATTTACAAAGTGAAGATTATGAAGAAGATGAATACGAAAGGGAGTACGGAAATGATGATGAATCAAGTGGATTTGATAGTTTCTTAGGTTCACTCGGAATATCGCTTTCTCCTGATGATGACGATGACGGACCAACCGTATAAAATATAAAAGTGGTCAATAGACCACTTTTTTTTGTATATAACGATATGGATAAAAATAAACTAATACAACTTAAGGAATATGCTAAGATCATGAAGGACACTCCTTATGCTCTTAAAACATACTTACAAACTTTTGATAATACTCAAAGGAAGTATGTTCCGTTAGAATTATTTCCAGATCAGATAGCACTTTTAGATGATTACGATAACTACAACGAAAACATTACTCGTAAGTATAGACAGGCGGGTGTGTCTACAGTAACCGCAGCGTGGTTATCAAAACGTATACAAACCGCAAGTCCTGAAAATCCTGAAAGAATTCTAATAATTGCAAATAAACGAGATACTGCAATTGAGATGGCCAATAAGGTTAGAGGTTTCTTAGACCAATGGCCCGAATGGATGAATGTTGGGTTTTCTGTAGATAAGAACTCAGAGAGTCGTTTTAGAATGAATAACGGTTGTGAGGTCAAAGCAGTTGCAACATCCGCCGATGCACTTCGTGGATACACACCAACAGTATTGGTATTTGATGAGGCAGCATATATTGATGCTGGTGATGATTTTTGGGGAGCGTGTATGGCATCACTATCTACAGGTGGTAAAGTAATACTTATTTCAACACCTAACGGTTATGATCCAATATATTATGGTGTTTACGACCAAGCATTAAGAAAAATGAATGATTTTAAAATTACCGACTTAAGGTGGTTTAAAGATCCTCGTTATGCTGCGGACCTTAAATGGATAAAAGTTGAGGATATGATTCATTATATGTTGAATAGAGATCAATATAATGATGATGAGATAACCCTACATGAGGGTTGGGAAAGATATCAAGAGTTACATGATTTAGGTTATAAACCGTATTCACATTGGTTTGAGAATATGGCAAAGAAATTTAAATACGATAAAAGAAAAATTGCACAGGAAATAGAGTGTGATTTCTTAGGTTCGGGGGATGGAGTTATATCTAACACCGTACAAGAAAAGATCAGAAGAGAAATGATCAAAGAACCTATTGATAAGTATATGCAAGGAACTCTATGGGTGTGGAATGAACCAGTAGAGGGACACCGTTATATTATGGGTGTTGATGTTTCTCGTGGAGACAGTGCCGATGCGTCCTCAATATGTATTATTGATTTCGACGAAGGTGAACAAGTTTTAGAGTATGTTGGTAAGATACCTCCAGATGATTTGGCTTCAATTGTTTATAAATGGGGAACACTTTATGGTGCATTTGTTGCAACCGACATTACGGGTGGTATGGGTGTCGCAACGTCTCGTAAATTACAGGAGATGGGATATAAAGACCAATTCATTGAGGGGGTGAATTCTCAAAACATATGGGAATACAATAAAAAAGCACAAGACAAAATACCAGGTATTAGTTTCAACAATAAAAGAACACAAATCGTGGCCAGTTTTGAGGAGAATTTAAGACACGGTTTTAAAGTTAGATCATCTCGTTTATTAAATGAATTAAATACGTTTGTTTATGTTAACGGTAGACCTGACCACATGAAAGGTCAACATGATGATGCTATTATGGCTATGTCCATTGCAATGTATGTGGGGGATGTTTGTTTTACACAATTAAAACGTAACGACAATGTAAATAAGGCAATGTTGGATTCGTGGGTGTTAAGTGAAAGGACTTACGATCCTAAAAAGTCGTTTTACTCCTATGGTACTGCGTTTGACTCAATTGGATCTATGAGTACTGACCCATCACCATACCCAATAGGACAAAGAGACGCAAGTAAGGAACAGTATATGGAACATAATTGGTTATTCGGTAAAAAAACATATAAATCGAGATAACTTTATTTCCTCATTTATTTTCTTTATATTATAAAGTATAATATTTATTAATATGGCAAAACAAAACTTAACAGTCTATCAAAGGTTAACAAAGGTGTTTGGATTTCAAAATGATGTCCCAAATCCACCTCAATATCGTTTTGATAAAGACACGCTGTTAAAAACAGATAATAAAGAGGACTACGAAAGAGAGTTACTCCAAGCAAAACAATCAACATACGTTGCCGACAAGTGGGCCAAGATGGACCAATCATTATATAACCAATCGGTTTATTACGAACCAAATAGATTGGCGGCATATTATGATTACGAATCAATGGAGTTTACTCCTGAGATATCAGCATCTTTAGATATCTACTCTGAAGAATCCACAACACTTTCAGAAAAGGGGGAAATTCTAACCATATACTCTGAATCAAAAAGAGTAAATAACATTTTAGAAGATTTATTCAAAAACGTACTTGACATTAACACAAATTTACAAATGTGGTGTAGAGGGGTTGCTAAATACGGTGACAACTTCGTTTATTTAAAAATTGACCCATCGAAAGGAATTGTTGGATGTCAACAGTTACCTAACATTGAGATTGAAAGACATGAAGGTGCAGCATCTCACGTACACAAAGCGGAGAGTCCATTAAACATGAAAACTCGTGAATTACGATTTGCATGGAAAAATAAGGACATGGAATTCCAAGCGTGGGAAGTGGCTCATTTTAGATTATTAGGTGACGATAGAAAGTTACCTTATGGTACATCGATGTTAGACAAAGTAAGGCGTATTTGGAAACAATTACTTCTTGCTGAAGATGCTATGTTAATCTATAGAACTTCAAGAGCACCTGAAAGAAGAGTTTTTAAAGTGTTCGTGGGTAACATGGACGATAAAGATATTGAAGCGTACGTACAACGTGTGGCAAACAAATTCAAAAGAGATCAAGTAGTTGATCCTGCGAATGGACAGGTTGATATGAGATATAACCAAATGGCCGTAGATCAGGATTACTTTATACCTGTACGAGATCCATCACAGACAAGTCCAATTGAAACATTACCAGGAGCACAGAATTTAGGTGAGATTGCGGATATAGAATACATCCAAAAGAAAATGTTGGCGGCATTAAGAATACCAAAGGCATTCTTAGGGTTTGAAGAAATCGTTGGTGATGGTAAAACATTAGCATTAATGGATATTCGTTTTGCAAGGACTATTAATAGAATACAGAAGTCACTTATTCAAGAATTAAATAAAATTGCTTTAGTTCATTTATATCTTTTAGGTTTAGAAGACGAACTTACTAATTTCACATTATCATTAACTAATCCATCCGCACAGTCAGATTTATTAAGGATTGAACAATGGAAAGAAAAAGTAACATTATATAAAGACGCAACATCCGATCAATCTCAGGTTGGTATTCAACCAGTATCACACACATGGGCTAAGAAGAATATTCTTGGTATGAGTGATAATGACGTTATACTTGATTTACAACAACAGAGACTTGAGAGAGCACTTGGTGCTGAATTAGGTATTACGCAAAACATTATCAAGAGAACGGGTGTGTTTGACGAAGTTGATAAGAAATATGGTATCTCTGAAAAAGATAGACAATTGATGGACGATTCAATGGCACCGGAAGATGGTGGTGGTGATATGGGTGGAGCACCCCCTATGGGTGGTGATGATGCCCCACCAATGGACGACGCACCATTAAATGAAAATAAGAAAACTTCACTTAGTGAAAGTAAGAAATCTAAAATATTGGGTATGTTGGGTGACGAAACAAAAGATTTTGACGATCTTTTTGATATTGATAAGGCCCAACGCAATATTTATGAAGTAGAGAATAAAATCAAAGACATATTAAAAGAATAATTATGGCAACATTTGGACATATTAAAAACAAAGTTTTAACTAAACTTTCCAACTCTTATGGTAAGAGTGAATTTAAAAATAACTTAAAAGAACACTTCAAACCAATTATGGGGGATGACATTTTAAAAGAAATGTATTCTCTTTATGAGGAAATGGAAACAAAAACTTTTGACGATAAAGAAACCGCTCAATTATATGTGGAAGAATTATCTAAAGTTTTAAAAGTGAGACATTCTGAGGTAAGTGTAGTACTTAACAAAATGAACGAATCGTTGATTGGTACCAATGTTGAGTCGAATAAATTATATGAATCGTTGGATTGTATTTCAACACCCGATAAATTGGGGAATATTTCGGAAAAAGTAGTTGCTAAAAAATTCTTAGTTGAACATTTAATGTCTAATAAAGACTCAGACGTATTAAAAGTTGAAAATGGGGTGAATGAACATTTACTAAACTCTGTACTCACAAACAACTTTAACATAAGTTTTGGAGATACTTTAAGTGAAGAGGATAAAACCAAATTAAGGGACATACTCTCGATAACTAACGAGGACTTAAACACTAAGTTTGGTGAATTAAAAGAATCAATAAATAATACGTTGGATTCTTTAGTTGAAACCGACCTTTCGTTTTCTGAAAAGTCTAACGAGGTGAGGAAAGAAATTAATGAAATGACTCAAAGCAAATATAACCTATATCGTTTAGAAGAGTTATTAGAAAATTTAAAATAATATTCCCTTGACGGTTGCTACCTTAGAGGTGTAAACCTCCACTTTTGAAACATCATAATCAATCGTGGGGGTTTTTTTATTGCTCCTTATCTTTGATTTTTTGAATATACACAGCCTTTTG